GGCTGGGATAGCTGTAGCTGCCGGAGGCGCGGGATATGGTCACCTTACCGTCCTCGAGGGGCTGGCGAAGCACCTCAAGGGCATCCCGGGAAAACTCGGGCAGCTCGTCCAGAAAGAGCACTCCCCTCGCACGGGTTCAAGCTGTTTATGCCAAACGGTTAGATAACTCCATATCGCATTGCGGTGGGGTACTTACCCCGGTGTTAACTACCCCAACCCCAGGGGTAGCCGCTATGGGGTTAATTCACCCCACTAAAAAAGGAACTCCAGAAAACTATTCAATTCTCCTGGGGTTCCTATTCATCCTTTTTATTATAATCGCTTCATTCGCATTTTTCAACCGCTGGGGATACTTGCAGAAAAATATTCTACATAATTTCGTTTATTTTTTTCGTGTTTCTTCCTATTATAAGGCGGATGTAAAAAGGAAAAAGTGCCGATGGCAGCATAAGCCACCACCGACACCCCTCTAATTATTCGGTAGCCTTGCGGCTGAAACGCTGGTATACCTCCGCAGCCTTGAGGTCAAAAACAATCGCCTTGTCCTCTTTGCTCAAGACACCCTTGGCAGAATACTTCACGCCTTTCTCCCAGGAAGGCATCATGGCACGAATCAGATCCACCATGACGGTGTTCTGGTACAGGATGGATGCCTTCTGGCTGTCCTTGTCAGCGGAGAACTTGATGACATTGCTCTCGTTGCCCTTGGCAACCTGGATAGCGATACGCTGCCCAGCATCATCCATCAGCACACGGACGAAAGCCGGATAGCCGAGTTCGATAGCGACAGGCTTGGTGAACCGCATCTTGTTATCCTCAATGATAACGCAAGAAGGCTCGGTGGTTTTTGTGATCTCGATTACTTTGAAATTGTCTAACATTCCCATGATAATTTATCCTTTCTTCTTATAACGATTTTCGATTCCTTCGCGCACCTGTGGAATGTCCTTTGCCTTCCAGTTAGGGTCCAGCACCAGGAATCCTTTTAGCTTGCCACGCTTATGCCACTGCAAACTGAGTGGTGGAGGTGGCGGTTTCTGTTTTCCACGCTTGGTATAAACCTTGTTCTTGATACGGTTCTGCACCTCAAGCCAATCCTCTCTGGAGACAATGGCTGGATGGAAGTCTCGCATCATGTACTGTCGCTCTTGGCCCGTATTCTTCACAGAGCGATGCGTTAAGCAATCCGGCGTGTATGTTTTCTGCATAAGGACGTCGCCGCAATACTTCTCATTCTTCAGTATTCCGTAGACCGCACCAGGCGTCCATTCAGCCAGTCCTTTCACAGTAGGGATGCCAAGGGCTGTGAGGCTCTTAGCAATTTCGGGTCCAGAAATCTCATTCAAGTACGATTTGAAAATGTACCGCACGACCTCGGCCTCCTCCGGCACAATGAAAATGGTGCCAAATTCATCCTTGTCATAACCCAGTATGCACCAGGTCGGAAACAGCGGAATGCCACGGGAGAACCGATTTCTGCAAGCCCATTTGATAGACTCGGATTTATTCTCGGACTCTCCCTGTGCCACAGAACTCAGCAGAGCCAGCATGGCATCCGTGTTTCTGTCGGTGGTCGTGATACCCTCGTTCTCAAAAAATATAGCAACAGGAGGCTCCTGCTGCTTTAGCTTTCTGGCGATGGTCAAGCAGTCCAGCGTATTTCTGGCAAAACGGCTGATGGATTTGGTGATAATCAGATCGATTTTTCCAGCCTCCGCATCAGCAATCATCTGCTTGAACTGCTCTCGGCGGTGGATGTTCGTTCCGCTTATGCCCTCATCAGCGTAGACACCGACCAACTCCCAGTCTTCTCTTTTTTGAATGTACTGTGTGTAATACTGCACCTGTAATTCGTAACTTCCAGCCTGGGCTTCCTGGCCTGTGCTGACACGGCAATACGCTGCCACTCTTAGGATTTTGGGCGTGTCGGCAGTCAAATCCCTTATAGCCGGAATGACTTCAACCTTGGCTTCCTCCGTATAGGCGTTCTTGATTTTCTCTTTCGCAGCCTTACGCTTTTCTGCCTTGGAGCCAGCCTTCCACTTCGTAGTGGGTGCTGCCAACACACCTTGCTTTGTCTGTTTCATTATCTCACCTCCAATCCCACGATAAGGCATATCGTGTAAAGGATATCTGCCTCCTCTGGGGCTATTAAATTATAGCAACAAGATGTGTCTTTTCATATTGCAAAGTAATTCTGTCAGAATTATTCCTTGGACACAAAAAAGCCCCGTACCACCCAGCTACGAGTGACACGGGACCGTGCGATTTATTTATAGAACTTTTGCCTTAGATGGTTTTTCCGCACTATACATAACAGTCACGCTGCTACCTACAGCAGGTACAGGCTTTCCTGCGTTAATCCATTTCCTCTTTGTGTATTCTGTTCCGTCAACAGCATATTTCACCTTGATAATATAAGGGAATTCCGCACCGTCAAGAGCGTGCATTCGTACAGGCTTACGGTTGACTTTCAACCACCATTGTTTTGATACAGAAACAACAGTGCCACTTGTCTGCATATCCATATTGTATCCTCCTAAAAATAGAATAATTCTTCAAATTTCTTTTCTAAAGCAATGCACAGTATCAAAGCCAGTTTTGCCGTAGGATTAAACTGTCCAGTCTCAATGGAACTGATGGTGTTCCGCGATACACCTACCATATCTGCAAGTTGCTGTTGCGAAAGACCTTTCTCACTACGCGCATTCTTAAGGTTGTTTTTTAGTACCAGTTTCTCATCCATATTACACCACACTTTTCACTACAAGCACAACAGCAAAGAGTACTGCAAATACAAGTTCTACAACGCCCCAAATTAGACTTTTCCTGTTTCCCAGATCTTTGAATAAAACAATGTTGCCGGTACCCTGCATAGTGAAATATACAAGCCATCCAACCCAGCCTATTTCTGGAATATGAAATATGAACTCGCTTGCCAGCACAAGCGCAACACATACAAAAGCACCAACGAGCATACCTACTCGTGAAGCATGACCATGTGCTGCCATTTCCCGTTCATCATGTTGGCCTTCATTTTCCTTTCGGCTTCGCTTCAGAATTTCTTCTCTATCCATATTAAACTCCTTTCTGCCAAGTTTTCTTTGCATACTCACATTATATACTTGCCAAGTTTTCTTGTCAATAGTATTAATAAAAAATAGGCTCCACATTCATCCAAAAAGAATGATGTGGAGCCCGCGCCTTATTCTCCCGTTACCAGACCGATGTGGCTGCCGTCCAGGAAATAGAAATCAATCACGCCAAGGGGCTTGATGTCGCAGTGGTCAAGGGTCTTGCTGACAATGCTCACATCCAGTTCCTTCATGGGCTTTGCCTTTTCCGTCAGCTTCATGAACTGCTTTGCCCGGAAAACCACCAGCGGATTCTGGTCATGTAGCTGTTCCTTCCAGTGTTCCAAGAAATCCTCACGGTTCTCCAGCATGGCGTTCCATGCCATCACAAAAGCCTTGTGCAGATCCGCTTCCAGGAGCGTATCGTTAATGCACCCCTTGACTTCCTTTCCCTTACAGCGGCTGGCGCACATCCAAGCCTTAACGCTTCCGTTCAGTCGGTAAAGGGTACGCCTCCAGTAAAGCTGACCGCAGACACCGCAGAATACCCGATTGGTAAAGGGCTGCTCGTCCGTGTTGCGTCCCATCGTGCGGAGCCCGTACCGTTTCATGTAGTCTTTTCTTCGCTGGATCTCCAGCTGGACAACCTCCCAGAGTTCCTTGCTGACGATTGCCTCGTGGTCATCTTTTACGTGGTACTGGGCAAGCTGCCCCTCGTTCTTGACCTGCTTTTTTGTGAGGTAGTCGGCTGTAAAGGTCTTTTGCAGGATGGCATCGCCCATGTGCTTCTCGTTCTGGAGAATGCCCATAATAGTGTCCACCGTCCATTTCGGTTCGCCCATGCACCCAGGCACTTCCTGTTCCATGAGCCGTCTGGCGATGATGTCTGGGTTGATGCCGTCCATATAGGATTCGTAAATCCAGCGTACCACCTTGGCCTGTTCTGGGTTAATGACCAGTCTGCCATCCTCGTCCTTATCGTAGCCGTAGAAGCGGTTGGTGTTGATATGCACTACGCCCTGTTTGAAAAGGCTGCGGATGCCCCACTGGCAGTTCTCGGAAATGGAACGGCTCTCGTCCTGTGCCAGCGAGGACAAAATGGTAAAAAGCAACTCGCCCGTACTGTCCATCGTGCTGATGTTCTCTTTCTCAAAGGTGATGCCAATCCCCAGGTCTTTCAGTTTTCTGGAGTAGTTCAGGCAGTCCTGGGTGTTACGGGCAAATCGGCTGATGGACTTTGTGATGATGAGGTCGATTTTGCCAGCCTCACAGTCTGCAATCATGCGGTTGAACTGCTCACGGCGTTTGGTGCTGGTGCCGGAAATACCCTCATCAGCATAAATGCCAGCCAGTTCGTAGTTAGGGTTTCTGGTGATGAACTCTGTGTAGTAGGTCACCTGGTTTTCAAAGCTGTTCAGCTGTTCGTCCTGCTCCGTGGAAACTCGGCAGTAGGCAGCCACTCTCAGCTTGGTATTTCGGGCAACAGCCCTGTTTGCAATATTCCTCTGTGCGGGAATGTGTACGACTTGTCTTGCCATGTCAATCTTCCTTTCTTGTGTACGGACATTCATCCGATAATTCATATTCTGCTTTTGGGTATGCGGTAAACTGCTGCATCCCGTATTCATCCTTATAACCAATGACCGTGGTTGGCTCGGTGATTTTGCCCCAGCTGTTAGCAATCGCCGCCGGAAGCCAGATGCCTTTGCAGGCTTTCGCACCAACCTTCACATTGGTACTGCAAGCCCAGTATTCGCTCTTGCCCTGGTTGCTCCACTTGTGATGGAGTTTCTGACCGCATAGAGGGCAGAACAGCTTGTTCGTCAAAGGGTACTGGGTTCGGCTGGAGCGAGGCTGTGAGGGCTTCTGGGGCGGTCGTGGAGCAAGCTGTTCGCTCCGTGCAAGAAGGATTTCCTGCACCTCATCCCACTGCTGTGGGTCCACAATGGCTGGGTGGTTATCCGCAATGAACCACTGGTCTTTCTGACCCTCGTTCTTATGACGGACACGCTTGGAATCCAGATAAGTTTTCTGCAACACCAGCGCACCCTTGTAGGCTGGATTGCGGAGAACTCTATGCACCCCAGTATCATCCCATTTGCCACCAGCACAGCTTTTGATGCCGTGCTTATTGAGGTACTGCTTTATCTTGCTTGGCCACACGCCCTTGTGGGCAAGGTCAAAAATGAGCCGTATCGTTTCAGCCTGTTCCTCTATGATGTAGGTGTTGCCACCGTCATCGGTATCGAAGCCGAAGGTGTACTTAAGGTCATGGACTGGAATGCCAGCCTCAAACTTTCTTTTGTAGGTGAGGTTTGCATTGTCCGATGCACCTTGGCTCTCTGCCTGGGCGAAGGCTGCGATGATGGTCAGCATCAATTCGCCGGGGCCCGATAAGGTGTTGATGTTCTGAAGTTCAAAAAAAATACCGACACCGATGCTTTTGAGTTCTCTGGAGAACTTCAGCACGGTCTCGGTATTTCTTGCGAAGCGGGATACGCTTTTTACAACAATCAGATCAATCTTGCCAGCCCTGGCATCAGCAATCATCTGCTGGAACTGAGGGCGATTTTCCTTAAAGCCGGAGATGCCCTGGTCTGCATATATTCCTACAAACTCCCATGCAGGGTTGCTTTGGATGTAGTCCTTAAAGTAGGCGGTCTGGTTATCCAGAGAGTCCTCCTGTTCCAGAGAGTCCGTTGAAACACGGACATAGGCGCATACCTTCAAGCGTTTATTTTCTGCTGCCGCCGTGGGCTTGATGACTTTGATTCGCATGGTCGTTTCCTCCTTTCTTTGGGGGTTATCGTATATTCCCGTACTATCGCCGATTAGTCAAGCAATAAAAGGGCTATTTTTCAAAGAATTTTCATAGGTAAAAAAGGGTGCCCGGCAGCGTATTGCCACCGGGCAGAGCCTTAGATTTTCTTGGCGTAATCAAGAGAAATCCAGCCATTACGATTGGTCTGGTAGGACTTGAGCAGTCCCCACTTGGAAGCACCCACACCATCGGCTTCCTCCACAATGGTGAAGCACCCCTTGCCAGTGTAGCCAGATCTGCCGTAGTTTGTACCAGGGCCTTTGCGGATGTTCAAATCCGTAATGCTGACCTGAACGAGATACGGCTCAAAGGCTGCTTCGGTTTGTTCCGCCTTGGCAGACGGAGCATAGACCACCTTGCCGTCATCGGAGAATACAGAATAGCCAGCGTTGGCATCTGCTTTCGCCTTGGCGTTGGCAAGAACACGATACGCGCCAAGCTGGGACTTCTTATCATCCCAGGATTTACGGACACGATAATAGCCCGTGGTCAGCTTTTCGGGGTACACCACAGGGGCGTACTTGTCGAAGTAGATCTGACCGTAGGATGCCCTCTTGGTCTGTACGCTCTCGCCCTGATCAGCAGGTCTTTCGTAAATGGTCAGCACCGCTGTGGATGCTTCCAGTACGGAAGTTGCAGATTTCAGCGTAGAGAGCAGACCAGCATAGCTTTCGGTCAGTTCCTTCCAGATGAAATCCAGCTGCACGGAGAGGTCACCGATGGACTTACCTTCTGCCTGGGCAAATTCCAGGAGAGCCTGCTTGCGGGACCAGTGCGTCCACTGAGCCAGTCCATATCCGGCAGAATCCTTGATGAAATTATCGTAGCTGCCGCTATCCACCGCAGCCGTATATTCGGCATCGGAATAGCCCAGCTTCGTTTCATAGGTGTTCTGAAGGTTGGTAGGTCTGAGGGCAGACTCTGCATACAGATTGCCCATCATACCAGCGGTGCCATAGGCATTGCCCAGCTTGCCATAGAGGTAGTTCCAGATGGTCTCCTCATCGGAGGTCGCTGGGGTTTCCTCTTTGGTGTCAGCGGTCATCTGAGCCTTTACCGCATTACGGAAGGTAGTCATGGTGTAGCCCATACCCAGCTGATTCCAGAGATGCTCCGGGTCGCCGTGGTTGGAAGCAATACCACGAGAATGACCCTCACGATGACTGACGATCACGCCATCACCGAGAGGGTCAAGGGAATACATCTTGCAGAGGTAAGCAAACAGTTCGACTGCTGCCTCATAGGTTCTCTTCGCCACCGCCTTTGCCGTTGCGGTGTCAGAGCAGGTAAAAGAAGAGCCGCCCACATACTTGATGCAGGCAGGCTCACACATTTCCACGCCGATATGCGTGTTGTTGCTGGAACCGCCGCCATGCCAGCCACGATGGTTCCAGGGCAAGGTCTGGTAGACCGTTGCATCGTTACCATCAATGAATGCGTGAACACACGCCCTGTCATAGCTGGCAGAGTTCCAGCTGTTGATGAATACGGAAGCCTTGGGCTGCGGACACCCCACGGAATGGAGCATCAGACCCTTAACCGTAATCTTTCGCCCTGCGGTGTAGCAGGGGTTCTTCGTAAGGATAGATTCAACCAGCTTCATGGCTTATTCCTCCTTACTCTCTGCGCGGTCGTGGATCTGCTGAAGGACATCCTTCAACTTCTCCGGCACAGGCAATCCCAGATGTGCGGCATTTTCCAGAAGGCTCACGCCCTCATTGGAAAGGTAAAAGAAAATAATCGCAGTACGCAGAACACTTCCCGCACCAATCACCTGGGCATCCAAAATGTGTGCGATGCCAACGAGCAGGAAAATCAATACCTTACGGCAGATACCCTTAAAGCCCACGGCACTGGACAGGTTCTTGTCCACGATGGCACACATCACACCAGTGATATAGTCCACCGCCACAAAGGCAATCAATGCGAACAGCAAGCCATCACATCCTCCCAGGAACCAGCCAAGCCAACCGCCGATAGCAGCGAATACCAGCTGGATCACATTCCAAAATTCCTTCATTGTCGTTTCCTCCTTTTCGTTTTTATTTATACAAAAAAGGCATCCGCACCAGGCAGATACCCTCATCGCATCTATTCCGTTTGTTTGGGCAGCCACTCCCAGACTCGCATATCCTCCTGCCCCAGAGACCACATACACATCCCTCGCAGCTTCCAGCGGTATGCCGCCTGGTTTGCCCAGTAGATCAGGCTGTCCACATCCTGGTAGTACAGAATGGAAAAGCCGTCTGCATCTCCAAGAAACAGTCTGGAAATCCAGATGTTAATGTCCCTGGGGATAATTTTCGTTGTATAGTCGTTTCCACACTCCAGCGGCATCATGTGGGAGTGGTAAAACTCATAGTCCAGCGAAATATCCTCGCTTCTGGTGGAGTATTCCTCCACATCGGAGGTGAGGGTGAACACCTGGAACTCTTCATCCCAGGTGCAGTTCGACCGTTCTATTCTACCGAAGGAAGTCTGTGTCCCGTCCGGCATCAGGACATCAAAGCGTTCATACGGCTCGTAAGTCCAGGCATCGCCCAGCCGGAGAAGCTGGCAGTTTACCTGTTTATCAGAACGGATACCTGCGTAGCCGCCACTGCTGCTGACAGTTGCGGTGAAGCGGAGCGTGTAGGAAGTCGAGGAATAGACCCTCACCTTATTTCCACGCTTGCGCATCTCAATGGTATAAACACTTGGGTTGCTTCGCAGGTCAGCTTTTGATGTCTTTTCATAGGTTGCCGAATAGCTTCCCTTGAGCGTGGAGCCCTCATAGAGTTCCAGCCGCTGGGTGTCGTAATTGATACACAGAAACAGCGAACCGATGAAGATGCCGGATTTACCACCGCCCTCTGGTGGGATGATGATCTGCGCTCGGAGGTGGATATCAGAAAAGCCGGAATACTTCCATGCCAGCTGACCGTAGCCCTCCAGCTGGGAGTATGGTCGGTTCGCTGTGCTGTTAGGGTCCTGCCAGACATCCCATTCCCCGGAAAGCACACTCCAGTAGCTTTCGGGGATTTTCTGTTCGTCACGGAAATCCTCATACCACACCAGAGCGGAGTCCGGCTTACGGCGGAGCATCTCAAGGGTCAGCTTGAAGCCAGTCGCCGGTCCCACCATGTCACCATTCACATCTTTGAACTTTCTGGGAGCAAGGGTGTAGGTAGCATCTCCTGCCGTTGGCTCCTCGGAAAATTCCGTACATACACGGAAACCATAGAACTGGACACCATTCACATCAACGGAAATCTTCACGGTATGCTCTCCGGCAGTAAGGCTCACGCCCTTTGCCAGAGTCGCCCAGAAGGTCGTTCTCCAGTATGGCCACCAGAGTCGATTCTCGGAAAAATGCACCGTGCTGCCATCCAACGATGCGTAGATGCCGTTCTTATCCCAGAATGGAAAGCAGAGCCGAACCGCCACATCATAGATGCCAGCTTCTTCAATGGTAAATTTGTAGGTGGCAGATCCACCATCGCCCAGCGTGACCAGCGTATTGGAAACCGAAACCACGCCGGAATAGCTGTCCGGCTCGGCATCGTGGTCGATGATGATATCACCAAACTCGGTCTTTTGCTCCTTGCCGTAGGCGGTCAGATACCGTCTGCGGTTATAAGTTTCAGACATTTGGGGCGCACTCTTGGCAATGGCATCCCTTCCTTCCATGTAGTCATACACATGAGGAAGCGCCCACGGACCCATGTCGTAATCATCCCAATATGCAACGATGGGAATCATCGGCTGGGGCGGGCCGTCATCGGTGAAGTTGTACGCCCCGGTCATCCAGTATTTCGCTGCGTAGTAGGTATTGGAAGTGCCACGGTAATACTCGCCCAGGTTCTCTGGGGTGTCGTATATCTGCCAGTTCCAGCCGTAAGCGGGCATACCAAGGAACACTTTCTCTCTGTCCATGACCCGTACCGCATAGTCATACACGCCCTCCAGCCAGCTTCTCGGAGAAACGGGACCAGGGGCAGAGCCAGCCCATGCCATACCGTAGGTCATGATAGAGGCAGTATCACAGTATTGATTCAGGTCGCCATAAACACACCAGTTCTCGCCGCCGACAGATCCGTTGACCGAAGTCATACCAGGCAGGCAGATATTCATCTCCTTGCTGGGGTCATAGCCTTTCACGGTTTCATAGATGTGCTTGAACATGGCCGTAGAGACCGCATGGGTAGAATAGTCATCGCCTTTTTCCAGGTCGATGTCCACGCCATCGCACCAGGGGTACTTTTCCATGATGCGGATAAGTTCGGAGCAGAAGGTGTCCTGTGCGCCGTCCGTATTATCACGCAGGGCTTTGAACACAGAATTGGAGCCGTCATTGGCAACCGTCAAAAGCCAGCGGATGTGGGGCCATTTGTTGATGTAGGTCATCATGCTGGAAATACTCACGCCGCTTTCGGTGATCGTTCCAGTCTTATCCACTTTGAAAGAGAACAGGCCAATGGTATCAATGCGGTCACCGTAGTCACGCAGGGCTTCATACATTCTGGCATTGCCCATGAATGTCCAGACCATAATGCGTTTTCCTTTGAGTTTATCCATCAGAACGAACCACCTCCATCCTTCATCTGCTGTAATTCAAAAAGCACCCTGGCGGACTTCCCATCCTCCAGAGTGACCACGTGCTTGGAGTCCCAAGCGGCACTGTATTGATAAAAACCTTCTTTCGGCTCAGTGACACCATTTCTTGTACACTCCCGAACGGAAGCGAGTAGAGCCAGGTCATCTTCGGCTTTCAGGGCGTTGGGAAAACGGACACGCTGACCGCCCACACCCTGGGCAAGCTGGACAGAGCCAGCCGTCATATCGGATTTGGGGTAAATATGGACATCCAGACCGCCGGAAGTCTCCCCAAGGTTAAACAGCACTACGGTCTCCGCAGAACGAACCACACCATTGAACCAGACCTTGGAATCTTCTATCAGCCGTTTCTCCGTGTGTGGTGTGTATCCCGTCAGAGCCGGTCCCTCTTGCAGCTGAAGATCCGTGAACCAGATCGTGCCAGAGCAATCGGTGATGGTAGGCTTCACCGTAATGCTCATGACACGCATATCCTGTTTTTTGTTGATGACCTCTGCCAATCGGATGAATGCTGGTTTAGCCATCCAGCACCCACTTCATTTCGCAAGGATGGCCTACCCATCCAGTTGCCACAGACCCCGGCTGTAGCAAAATATCTGTCACATACAAGGTGCCTGTACAGTTGGTCATGCAGACCCGCACCGTGATGGATTTGACCTTAGAGAAGTAGCTTTCCGGGGTAATCTTCTGCGAGGTCTTAGAGAAATATGCCATAATGCCCTCCCATCAGTACAAGTCAATGAATCGTGTTTCAGTGCTGCCATCCTCGTATTCGATAACCACCTCAATGCCAACCTGGGCATCATCGGATAGCTTCTCCAGATCATCCGAAGCAATCTGAGCCGACAATGTATAACTGCTGCGGTTGGACGGATACACAGTTTGGGACAGGCTCTTGGTCATGCCAGCCACGCCCTCGGCCTTAAAGGAAGCCGTGCCGGATGCACCGTTTTCACTATCCGCTTCAAAGCCGGAACTTACCCAATACGCCAGCCCATCGTCTGCACGGGAATTGCGCAGATGGTTAAACGGCACCAGTTCACGGATATCGTTGTTGGAAACCATGCTGGTGCCCTCCAGGGCATCGGCAATGGTATCAATGGAACTGACGGAGCTGCCCAGGTTCTTCAGCGTGGTGGAAAGTTCCAGCACCGTATTCCAAGGCTCCTGCAGGTTATATTCACGGCGGACGATACGGGTGGTGACCGAAAGCCCCAGTTCCTTATCCTCCACTCGGACATAGTCACCCAGATTCCATGCTTCATGCTCATAACCAGTCAGAACAGACAAGTCCATCGCATTCAGAACATAGGACACCGTAGGCTTGCAGTATTCCGCAAGGCGCATGGCTGTAAATTCCTTCATCTGATACGGGTTGGTAAACGAGGAACAGTCCAGCGTGGAGATTCGCACTTCTTTGGAGTAGGTGTAATCCTCAAGGTAGGGCTTACCACCGTTAATATCCGAAAAGGTCAGCCCGTCTGCACCAACGGCATACAGCCTCGTAACCAGGGAGCGGGTATCCACCACACGCTCGATGCTCTTCATGTTCTTTTTATAGGCAAACAGCGCACCGCTGTCCTTACCGTTGACGGTCAAAAGATGCACCAGTCGGTTCGGGCAGTCGAATACCAGATCGCCACCATGCAGGTCAGCAATGCTGCGGAGGATTGCCAGCGCATTCTTTTCCGTAGAAGTCCAGGTACGCTTGGTGGTCACATTGACTGTACCCACACTCCATTCTGTGCCAGAAAGAGCATAGGCCATAGCCACATCTGCGGTTTCCGCTTCAAACTTCTTTTCTTCCTTGCGGACGGAAAAGGTCAGATCATAAAATTCTGCCTCCGCATACACCTGTGTGATAGTGCTGCCAGTGCTGTCCTTCACATCGGTGATGGTGCGGATTTTATAAACATCATCAACGATCTGGATTTTCTTCTCGTTGTCGATGTATTTTCGTTTGCTGTCCCTGTACGGGATGCAGAAAGAAAGCGTATCCTCTCCGTTGATCTCGCCCGTAACGATGATGTCGTAGGCATTCTCCAGAACAGCTTCCCACGCTCCGTTGCCATCCAGAACCACAGGTCTGGCGTAGCCGATTTTCTCATAGGGTGCCTTGGGAATGTCGTAGAGCCGTATATCCACCAATTTGGGGGTCAGGCTCGTGTCCGAAGTATTCAGGGTCACACGGAATCGGATGTAATTTCGGTTTGGGGACTGTAGCTTGCCATCGGATGCAATGCCGATCCAGTCGCTCCAATCCGTAAGGTCATCGCTGGTAGAGGTTTCGATGCCGGAAACGGATGTTGTGCCAGCCACATACTCGCTGGTCACGGATACCTTGCCTGTGCCGGAGAGGTTGCATTCCACGGCCTTGGTGTAGATTGTGCCGCTTTCCGGGTACACGCCATCGGTTGCCTTCAGAATGACACCGCTGGCATCAGTCAGCGCATCCACATCGGAACTGCTGTCACCGCCGTTACAGAGCAGAGTGGCGTTGAAGTAATCAACCAGGTCATCTGCGGTCAGTTGAGAATCACAGTCCAGGAACCAGTCGTCCACGCCGCCAGCATAGTAATACGTGCCAGCGTGCATACCAATCACAAGGTCTGCCACACAGGAGCGGTTCAGTTCCCCAGTAAAGGTCAGCACCTCCGACTTCCAGACCGTGCCGGAAGAACGGTCGCCTACCACATAGGTGAACTTCTTGTCATTTGGCTCAATAACTCCGGCAATGAAATACCAGCCGCCGTTTACCAATTTGAACGATGGTGTCAGAGACTGGTCGAGGATCAGAGAACCAGCGGAGTTATACAACATGATTCTGGGCTTGCCGGAATACAGCGATAAGTAAAAAATCGGCTGACCGGGGCCATATCTCGTATTGAAAATCGGGCAGAATGTGTTACCTACGGAATAGGTAGTCGGACACATCCAGCCACCCACCACGATGCGGTCACCGAGGTTGGCAAAAATACTGCCGTCATTGGTGACCTGCAGGTGGGTCTTTTCCGATGTAGGGTTGTTGATATTGAAACGGAGCTGCCGTCCCTTGGGGCTTTTGTTTAAGTTCGCTGTGGTACCAGACCAGTTGACGATGACCATCTTTCTGCCGTTGCCGGAAGCATCCTCAAGTGCATCATCTTCGTCTGGTGCGGATTCGTTCATACGCCACAGACCAGAGGCGGCATACTCTGCCGGGAACTCACCCGTAAAATCAGTCTGCTTATTCAGAATTGCTTTCAGAGCCATGCCATCACCTCCATCTGCTTTTTGCCTGTATCTGAACTTCGGTCAGAGCAGCGTTGCTCACTTCGACCATTACCGTATTGTCACCCACGTGCAAGGTTGGAAAGTTCAACTCCTGCAAGTATGGAAGACCGTTTCTGAGCGTATCTCCGTTGGCATCCACAACATAGGCGGTCATCTTATCGGTGTCCACAATGAGTGCCTCTCCGGCAGACAAGGTGGCATTGACGATTTTGAGTTCCGAACCGTTGGTGGTGATGCTGATATAGTTACTTGCCCCAGGTGTCATTTCGCCCTCGATGCGGTACAAAGGGAGCGATTCCACGTTGCCGATCACACGGGCAATGGTGTGTGTTCCGGCTTCCGTGATGGAAAAGGTCTCGTCCGTAATCGCATAGGCGAAAGGGTCTGGGCAGAAGAACTTGAGGTCAAAGCTGCCAGAGGAACGGACGAGCCGTTCACAGTCCACCGCATCATTCAGACGCGCCATAAAATATCTGTCCGGCACATCATCGAACACCAGCTGACGGAGCCCCTGGACAGGGTCAAGCCAGACGGCAATATCGTCCAGAGCCGACACCAGTGCGGTGAAGCTGTGTTTTGGATAGATGCTACAGTGTGCGGTAATCTCACGGTAATCAAAATCCGCACCAAAATCTGCAACACCATATTTTCCCGGCACAGTGGTGGTAAAGTTACGGAGTTTACCACACACCTGCCAGGAGGTCAGACGGGCTTTGATGCCCATGCTGGCCGAAGTAATATCGTTATAGGTGAAACCCATAAATCAAAGCCCTCCTTTACGCTGTAGTGAAATGTCCCTGTGCGCGGGACCCGCTTTGAATCAGATTGTAGAGTTCCTGGGAAATCTTACGGATGTCCTCTTCGCTTCGTACAATCATCTGCTGGATAGTGATAAGCGCACCACCGCCCCAGCCCATGCCGGACACGGTATCGTTACGGTTGACAGTACCGTTGACATTGAACTCTGTAGGCAGAGCCGTAGTCATATCGTCCGCCAGACCATGCATCACTTCGTTGATGTCCTTGCTCATGCCCTCGGCAGCCAGCACCGCATCCTTACCATTGGCATTGATAGCACCAGCCAGACCTTCTACCAGCATTTCGCCGACCCAGCCCATTTCCTTGGACGGAGATGCGATACCGAAGAAGTCGCAGATGCCATCCCAGATAGAGGAAATCCAGCCGGATACCTTGTTCCAGAGCCAGGAAGCCAGGGACTGAATACCCTGCCACAAGCCACGGACAAGGTTCGCACCAACATCGGCAAGCTGCGATACACCCTTGCCAAAAGCAGAAACCAGCCCCGCAAGAATCTGCGGTACAGCCTTTACGATTTCCACGATGATGGTCGGCAGGTTCTTAATCAGAGAAACGAGCAGCTGAACACCAGCCTGGACGATCTGGGGGATGCTGTTTATAAGGGCGTTGACGATAGAGCCGATGATTTCCGGGATTGCCGCCACAATGGTGGTGATGATTTCCGGCAACGCCTGGATAAGTGCTACCAGAAGGTCAATACCTGCCTGTACCAGCTGGGGGATGCTGTCCAGCACCGCTGTGATGATACCCTCAATAATCTGCGGTATCGCCGCCACGATTGCTGTGATGATTTCCGGCAAAGCAGCTACCAGAGAGGTCAGAAGCTGGATACCAGCATCAATGATCTGCGGAATTGCACCGATGATAAAATCCACAATAGCAAGGATAATAGACGGCAGAGCCTCTATCAGCACAGGGATAGCATCCAAAAGCCCCTGTGCCAGACCCATAATCAGCTGAAGTGCTGCATCAAGGATAAGCGGCAGATTGGCAATCAGACCTTCCACGATGGTGATAATCGCCTGGACTGCCGCAGGGATAAGCTGGGGCAGAGCCATTCCGATACCTTCCACCAATGCGACCACCAGCTGCACGGCGGCATCTACCAGAAGGGGCAGATTGTCGATAAGTGCCTGGACGATGGTCATCACGGCTTCCACCACAGCCGGAATCAGCTGGGGAAGCAAAGTGAGGATGGTATTCAGAAGCTGGGCAAACAAGTCCGTCACCGTCTGGAGCAGAGTCGGGAGCAGGTCGGAAAAGGCATCCAGAAGCGCACCCGTTACCGTAGGCAGGACTTTCACCATGTTATCGATAACAGGGGTAATGTTCTTGATGACATTCTGGAGCGCATCCACCATGTTCTGGCAGAGCAGTTCCATATCGGCATCTGCATCACCAAAGCCCACCAGCATATTCTGGAGTGCTGCCTGCATGGCATTGATAGAGCCGGAAATCGTACCTTCTGCTTCTGCTGCGGTCGCTCCGGCAATGCCCATACTCTCCTGGATGACGTGGATGGCTTCCACCACATCGGCATAGGAGTCAATGTTGTATTCAATGCCGGAAATCGCCTGGGCATCAGCCAGCAGTCGTTCCATTTCGGTTTTCGTACCGCCATAGCCCAGTTTCAGGTTATCCAGCATGGTGTAGTTCTGCTTGGCAAAGCCCTGGTATGCATTCTGGATAAGGCTCATGTCCGTACCCATCTTATTGGCGTTATCGGACATATCCGTAATCGCCATATCCGCATACTTGACTGCCTTTTCCGTATCACCGCCCAGAGACTGGATCAGCGATGCAGAAAAGGAAGTGACCGTTTCCATGTAGTCGTTTGCAGACATACCAGCGGTCTTGTAAGCATTGGCAGCATAGGTCTGAAGTTCCTGGGAGGACTCTTTGAAGAGCGTATCCACACCGCCAACCAGCTGTTCATAGTCGGCATAGGCGGCGATGACTTCCTTGCCCAGAGATACAGCCGCCGCACCAGCAGCTACTGCTACCGCACCCATCGCCGCACCGATGCCCTTTAGGACACTGCCCAGGGACTCAAACTTGCCTTTGGACTTATCCGCAGAATCGGCGGCATCGTCAATTTCCTCGCCCATGTCATCTGCACTGTCAGCCACATCGTCCATCTCACGCTCGGCATCATCCAGAACCGCATTGTTACGGTCGAGTTCCCTCTCCATGTCGTTAAGGGTGGCCGTGGCATTGTTCAGCTGGATCTGCCACTGCTGAGTACGGCGGTCATTTTCGCCGAAGGACTCCGCAGCATTGGACAGGGCTGCGCGGAGCGTTTCAATCTTCTGCTTCTGGGCTTCAATCTCCTTATTCAGCACCTGGTTTCTGGCGGTAAGGGCTTCCACAGAATTATCGTTTTTATCAAACTGGGACTGTACCACCTTCATCTCAGAACCGAGGACTTTGAAGGACTGGTTGATTTCAGAGAGGGCCTTTTTGAACTCTTTCTCGCCCTCAAGGCCAATTCTCAGACCAAAATCATCTGCCATCTAAACCACCTCCTTCATCAGATGCCTTCTGGGATAATGTCATCGATGAACATCTCCCGTTTGGGTTTTGCCAGTCCGTTGTACTGCTTGTGGCATTCCCATAGGTCGAGTAATAAGCCAAACGGCATCAACCACACCTCATCCTGGGTCAGATGGAGGTGGGCGATGCCGTAATATAAAAGCCGGGTAAATAACTCCTCGTCACTTACCCGACCTGTGCGTTTTTTGAGTCAGACTCGCTTTCTACATTGCGCTTGGTGCCCTTGTAAAGAGCCTCGGTGATTGCCACCTTGTAATCTGCCAGATCCACAGGAGTGGTCAAGAGTTCCACCATCTCCTCAGTAAGCAGTTCCTTGGGTTCATCCTTATGCTTGAGGTTATGAACCAGAATGGACTGGTTCGCCAGAAGCGTGATGAGCCAGACGATCTCGCCGATTGCCATCTCAAAATTCTCGGACTTCATCAGCTTGTCGCCCAGGTTCTCCAGACCGCCGTAACGGCCGGCGATGTCCTTAGTGGCCTTGGTGGTCAGAAGCAGCGTATACTCATCGCCGCCGATATTGATATTTGCAGATCGTTCCGTATTCATAGGTCAGTCCTCCTTATTCAGCTGCCGCACTGGCATAAGAAGGTTCATATACCTGCTTGTACCAGTTGGTAATGGTTTCAGCGGTTACAGCAGCATCACCCTCAGTGACCTCTGCCTTCCAGGGATGCTTACCCTTACTGTCCACCTTATTTCGGCGAAGAATGGTGCCCTCAATGGTAGGGGTAGAGAAAGTGATGCTGTCGCCCTTGGTGGCAAGGTTCGTAGCAGGAATGCCGAACTTGACACGATAGAGCCAGTAATACTTGTACTTGCCGTTGGACTTCTTCGCACGGAAGCCAACAGCCACGGGATCACCGCCGTCCTCGCTGGTGGATACCACAACGCCATTTTCATCAATGGTCGCACCCGTCAGATCGGAAGCGGCAGTCGCACCGATATCATCCACGCCAAGGGACAGCGTACCGCTTTTGAACTCCTTGACGATTTCGGCAGCACCATCATCTGCGTAGAGCGTAGCTTCTGCCAGTTCCACGGAGAGTTCGGCACTCATAGCCTTTGCCAGCTGTACCGGGGAGCCGTAGGTTTCACTGCCGTCCTCACCCTCGGTAATCTTGGCGTAATACAGTTTATCAAGACCGATAGTAGCCATAGGTTATTCCTCCATTTCATAGTGTTTGGCTACATCCACCGCATAGTGGTGATAGCCGTTTTCAGTTTCATAACCGACATATCTGCGGTCGGTTATCGTAAAATCATGAGCCAGGAGCGTTTTCACGATGGTGTTCTTATCCTTCATGTAATTGCCCTGGGCGTATAGTGAAATTCGTGCCTCCTGCACATCAAACGCTGGTGCGTTGTCAGCATGGAGGGCGAATGTGTCCACAATCGGCACCACCACGATATACCGCTCCGGGGCCTTGTCTTTGAACACACCAGTTTCCAGCGGAATACCAAGAGGGGTCAGTGCCGATTGAATGTCAGAAAGTACACTCACAGTTTGCTAACCTCCTCATCAAATTTCTGCTGCATCGCAGCGATACACGCCGACTTGGATGCAGACTTTGCTGGTTTCAAAAAGGGCTTTGCTGGCTGGCCGTGCTTTCCATACTCCAGAATGTTGGCAATCATGGCGTTGCTCTTGCCATCGGAACGAGGCTCTGCAAAGCCAATCTTGATGTTGTGGTTGCCCTGTTTGTCCACCTTTACCGGGGTCACACCCAGAGAGGCTTCCAATTCACCCGTGGATTCAGACGGGTGCTTCGTACCACTGCCAACGACAGCGGACAGGTTGCTGCTGACTTTCGCCAGAACCACCTCGCCACCAGCTTCCAGCACTTTTTCCGCAACGGCATCCGTATTGGATTGCAGCCTGGAAAACTTCAACAGGAAGTCCTCCGGCATCTTCACATCAACTTTTGCCATTGGTCGCCACGCTCCTTTTCGCCAGCACCTCCACATACATCCCACGGCCTTTGACATCCTCCACAGAGGTAATGTCATAGCGACCGCCATCGCACACCAAAATGTGGTCAGTGGTGATCGTCAGCCCAGGGATACAGCGGAAACGGAAAAGGTCGGTCGCCTCAGAAAATGCAGCGAGGTTTGCCCATCGCTGGGAGCCGTGGCGACCCTCCCTGTAAACACGGACAGAAGCGAGGACTTCATCCACCGTGGTAGAAAAGCCCTCGCTGTCCTTGATATGCCTGGTTTCGATGATATCCGCAAAACCGTTCATCATTCCATAACTCATACTCACACCTTCCATTCCCGGTCGAGGCGGAGAAGCAGGTTCACGGTTTCCCACACCTGCTTTCCAGCCTGGACACTATCCGCAAAGAAGCCGCCCGTGCTGCCGTCCCTGGACTCATAGAAATGGGACGAAAGCATGATGACGGCCTGTTCTGTGGTTGGAGGCATGGCATTTTCCGTATAGGTGCCAGCTGGGATGTGCTGGTAACTCTCGGCATAAGAAATAGCGGCGGTGATGTAGCCTTTCAGCAGAGCATCATCCACCGCATGGTCGAGAATCAGATTTTGCTTCACCTTAACGAGCAGTTCGTCCATCACCGCCGCCTCCTTTCATTACGCAGACTTCATCTTCAGAACCTTGATGGCTTCAGGAAG